GACGTCCTGTACGTCTGTCCATTGTCGTGTAGTGGGGTTGTACCACCGATTCTCTGGCCACCAATCCCCCTAAAACACCGGTGAAACTGATTTCCTGCGAATTGCTTTAACCTTTTCGTTAGAACTTTGACGGAGCTTAACGAAGACGTTAGAACTCGTCAACAGGGAAATTCTTTGAGGGCGGAAAGAATCTGAAAGATGGCCCGCGACAAGGGGCTGTCGGTGCCTAATTCCTGCCCGATTCGCACAAGGCAAAGACCGCTGATGATGCGGTTAAAATCCATTGATCGTCCTCCAGTGTGGTGCCGTGCTGGCACCATATCTTCGTCGCTAGAACGCAACGCACTGAAGAAAATTAGCAGGCCTTGAAGCCACCTTTGGGGCGGCCTGTTTTGGCTTTCGTCTTGGATCGCTTGAGGATCTGGGCCTTGTCAAAAACGAGAGCTCTTGGCGTGACGTGGTGCGACCACAGTCCGCCTTCGTCTTCAGGCAGCATCGCCAACTGCCGAAGTCGCCCCATGGTGACTCCAAGAATTTCGGCAGCTTCGTGCGTCGAAATAAGTGTCCGGTCTCGGGGAAGGTCAGTCATTATCGTGTTCATGCCCCCATTCTAGCGACGGCGATAGCCCCAACGAAACCCATGAAAAATCCCGGCCGCCACTCCGTAGAGTGAACTGACCGGGGTAGTTCGAATGCCCGAGAGAGGACTGTACAGGTGTACAGCCGTTGGGTATACTCGACCGCCCGGCAGCCAGGCATGGAGGCCTCCAGAAAAAGGGCTTGCCATGCTCCTCCGAACCCTGCTCCACGAACGATACGCCGTCCTGCGAGACCTCGCCCCGATCACAGTCAAGAAGTTCGATTTCACGATCGACAGGTTTCGCGATTTCCTGCGGGACACTTCACCGGGCCGCGATCCCGAGCCGACGCTGGCCGACCTCGAAGACCTGATCGTGATGCGTTTTCTGCGCTGGCGCGGTGAGCACGTCCACCACGGGCGGAAACCTTCGCCCGAGACGCTGCGGAAAGACAGGGCCTGCCTACTGGCGTTGTCAACTTTTGCAGCAAGAAAACGCATGGAGGCGACCGCCGGCGAAGGGCCTGTGCAGTTCTTGGAGCTCAAAAGCCGGCCGCCGGCGCTGCGAATCCCGGTTGCCTACACGGCCGACGAAATCTCCCGCCTGGTGGTGTTGGCCCGCCAGCGTGAGGGCGACGTCGGCGGGCAGCCTGCGGGCTGGTTCTGGAGCACACTCATTCAGACGGCTTTTGCCACCGGGGAGCGTATCGGTGCCCTGCTGGCCCTACGCTGGGGTCAGGTCGATCTCGACGCCCGGGTGATCACGTTCCTTGCCGAGACCCGTAAGGGGCGGGCACGAGACATCCAGCGGGCCATCCCGGCCGAGGTGGCCGAAGAGATGCGGCCCCGCCGCCAGGGCGACGCCGATCTGGTCTGGGACTGGTGCCGCGATCGAAACGCCTACAGCCTGTGGCCCTCGCTGCGGCTGCTCTGCCGGCGGGCCGGCATTAAGGTGACTGGGTTCCACGCGATCAGAAAAGCCAGTGCCAGCTACATGGCAGCCGGTGGCGGCAACGCACAGGAGCACCTCGGCCACTCGTCGCCCACCGTGACGCGAGACCACTACCTTGACCCGAGGATAACCGGCCGGCAGTCGGGGCTGGAGTATTTGCCCAAGCTCGATCTTGGGGCAACGCCGTCGCCACCGCCGAACGGGTAGCCCATTTGCGGATTATTGCCCCAGACGCAATCAGCCCGAAATAAAATGCCAGCCGGGGCGCTCGTGGCGAGGGAGGGCACCACGGCGCCGCACCGGCTGGCACGGGAGGCTTATCTGGCGGGCAGATCCCGCCGCTCGTCTCTCTGGGCAATCTCCACCAGCAGGCGGTTCCGCTCGGCCAACAGTCGGATCACGTCGGCCGCCAACGTCCCGCTGGTGCCGGTCCAGCAGTTCGCCGGGCCAGCCCTGCGGGCACGGTGCTCAATCCGCACGACGTCGTCAGCGGTCAAGGGCTGGGCGGTCATGCTCCTCCCGGTAGAGCGTCAGGGCCAGCAGGGCGTAGGCCGCCAGATCGATCAGCGTGTCCTCGACGGTCTCGTGCCTGAGCTTCCCGGTGCGGTTGAATGTTTCCAGCCGGGTGACCTTGTCGGAGAGACGCACCATGCAGCCCCGCCACGGCTCAATGCCCACGAACCGGGCACCGTTGCGGATGTTCGCCAAAGGGTCGGTCATCGACCCGTAGTCCTCGCTTTTGCTCAGGTGAATCTGCCGCACCTCCTCGACCGCCTCAAGAAATCGCAGCGACGCCGGGTGCAACTGCTTGGGCTTGGCCTCTTCGGCCAGCAGCTGCTCCTCGCGGGCCAGCAACTCGCGGATCGTCGGGTTGACGTCCGCCCGCTCACGCTCGGGGATGTAGTTCGGGCAAAGCTCTTCGATCGGAATCGGCGTCAGCATGGTCACTCCAGTGGTTGCTCGTGGTACGTCGGAATCAGCCTGGTTTTGTCCCGGTTCATCTTCAAATGCAGCCAGTAGCCGGGGCTGCTCGTCGGTCTCGGCCCTCGTCCCTGCTCGATGTGCCAGCCCACCAGCGGGCTGTACTCGTCCTTGTAGGTCGAGACCCGCACCAAGTGCGTGTCGCTGACCCGCCGGATGCCGTTGCTGCTCAGTCGCTCACGCACCACGGTAGACAGGTTCTTCGTGTGGATGTGGCCCGACAGGATTGCGTCGGCGTCCACATATTGTGAGACCCTATTCATCCCCAGCAACCCCTGCGTGACCGGGGCATCGCCGCCGCTGCCGTGATGGTAGTAGAGCCTGTAGATGCCCACGGCCTTGCCCGACAAGGCGTAAAACTGCACCCACCCGTTGTAGCCGCCCATCCGGCACGGGCTCCCGGCGGACCGCAGGCGTTCCACCAGCCTAGTCGTCAGGCACGTCTCGTGACGGGAGTAGATGCTGCTTTCGTGGTTGCCGATGGTGATCAGGCCCATAACCGACAGGTAGGGCTTGAGGAACTCGGCGGCCGTGTCCACCAGGGCGTCTAGGTAGCTGCCCGTGGCGTGCTCGGGGCGTAGGGCCTGCTTGTCTGCCCTGCGGTCGAACTTGCCCTGCATGGCGCAGAAATGGTCGCCAGCACTGATGACCATGGCGCCGATGCGCTTGGCCGTCTGCAGGTCACGCTCCAGCATGTCGAGCCGGCACTTGGGGTTATCCCAATGCCAGTCCGCACTCAGCAAAACCCACATATCTGACCGCAGGGCCGGCGGCAGCGTAACGCGGTGAACGCCGCTCTCAACCGGGTCGATCCTCCACCGGCTTGCCTTTGGCTTTGGTTCCTTGACGGGCTTTGCCTTTGTCATTTGCGTTCTCCGTGCCGCTGCTGCGGCGTAGGTAGACCATGCCATCGTCGTCGGGAATGCCGCCGCCGGCCGGCACGTCGTCGGGATCGTAATCGACGTCGAACTCAGGCTTGCCCTTCTTGCGTGCCATCTGGAGCCCTCCCGATGCCGATCGATCTGCCGAACTCGTTGAGCGCCTCCTGGCGTTGTTCGCACCCGCCGCAGCTGCCAAGCACGGCCGCGACCCGCTCCTGCGTGATGCCGACGGCGTTAAGCCCGGCCTTGACCATGTCGCCAAGCCCGACCACAACCGGTTCGCCGGGGCACTCGCGGTCGTCGTCGCCCGAGGCGTGGCGGGCAAGCCGATTGCAGACCGTGCAGCGGCCGTACTTGCGGTTCACGGGGACGAGCTGGCACTTCATGTCGCGGTCCACCATATGGCGAGATTCGTGCAAACGTTGTAGTCGCCGGGGTCGCCCAGCGTGATCACATCACCGACGGAAACGCTGAATGTGTTCGTGATCGATCCTGTGTTTCCGCCGTCGTCGCCGGTGGAATCGCTGCCGTACTCGATGACTTTGGTGCTGCCGCGAAAAACTCGCCACCAAAAATCGTAGTAGACGTTGTTGGCAGTGACGTGGACTACGCCTGCCTTGCCTATTTTTATAGACGGCCTGTATCCCAGGTAGCCTTCAATGGTAATGTCTGCCGTAAACTTGTCGGAGACCGTCCCGGTGCCGCCGAAATACCAATAGGCATTGGCGGCATAAAAAGCAGCAGAACAGCTTGTATCGGGAACTATCAGCAAACGCGCGTCAGGGAACGCAAGCCACGCCCTTCCTGAAGTGCCGCCTGCGTTGCAATCAACAGGAATTGAAAACGGCAGCACGACTCCGTCGGAATCGTAAAAACCATATGGCATGTAAGACGTGCCAACAACAGGAATTGTTGATGACAACGGGCACATTGCATGGTTGGAAAAAAATGGCACGCCAGAGCTGACGACTTTGATCCCCCAGCTGTAAAGCATGTGCATTCCAGAAACAGTCAGCTCGCCTTGGTTAAAATCAGGGTCGACGCCAGGGTACATCGCCTCAATGTATGAGCCAGTCCTGCCTCCTGCGGCGCATGAGAAATAAAGGTATGTGTCGTTCCACTCGCCGGAATGATAAAAAGATCGGTATTTGATTTCGCTCGAAAGCTCATATTCTGGATCGCAGCTAACGCTGTACAAATCCATCGGCATGCACTCGCTCTTTGCTTCGATTGCTGCTTTTACTGCAGCCGCCTGAGCATCGCTGATTGCGTATCCCGTGCGGGCACCAGGTGTCCCAAGATCAATCCGCATCTTGATAGACCCAGGCAGGTTGCATGAGTCTGGGCAGTAGCTGCACGAATCGGCAGGCCCACCGCTACCGCAGCAATTGCACCCCGGTATAAACATGCCGCCCCCTTAGGTGCACTGGGCTGCGATGAGATACCACGCAGTGCCGTCCTTGGCGATTGCGCAGTTCCGTGGCGACGTGGCAGACGTGGCGATAGCCGCAAAGATGTTGACCGCAACGGCCGTGTTGGGCGTGCTGGTCGTCGTGCGAAACGTCACCGTGTTGCTGGCGTTGAGCGCCCACGCGCCGGTAAACGTGCCCATGCGGATCATCTTGGGCGATGACCCGCCGAGCGCCGGGTTGAAAGTCACCGGCGGCTGGTCGCGGTTGCCACGCTCAACCGACAGCACGGCAGCGGCGATCCGCTGACCGCTCTGGCGGTCAAACCGAACGTAGTTCCTCCCGGCTCCCTCGGGCATGCTCACCCCTCCAGAATCTGTAGAAGCAGTGGCGTGCCCTCGGCGGCTGCCTTGGCGGCATAGGAGCCGGCAGAGAGCCGCAGCAGGGCCGCCTCGCCAGGCCGTAGCGTTACGGTCTCGTAGAGCGTCGAAGAGACGTAGCGGCCAAAGGAGACCGTCGTGGACGTGCTGGTGGACGTCGATAGGTTGCGGGCCAGACACAGCCCCACGCTGGCGAGCGTAGCGGTCGAGATCTGGCTGACGGCGGTGCCCAGCGTCGGCGTGACGCTGTAGAGTCCGGTGGCGGCCATGTCAGCGGTGACGCCAGAGACGGCGAACGCCTGCGAGAGCGGTGCCTTCGACAGATTGACATTGAACGAATAATTGATGTCAGCCATGGGAGCCTCAAGGAGGGGTGCCGAACAATTGGCCAAAATCGCCCGAAGCGTGAACGCGACGGGTAATGATGATTGGCGGGTTGCTCTCGCCGTAGGACGTTTGGAGCGACCCGTCGGAATTAAGGGGCTGCGGATTGGCAGATACGATCTTGGTTTTGTGGTCGGGGTCTTCCGGGTCGATGACGTAAACCCGTTCTTTGCGGCCACCGACCAAGTAGTTCCAGCCCACGTTGGGCAACAGCAGCGGCCACCCGTCGGGCCTGTAGGTCAGCGTTACCTCGACCTTGTAAAACCGCACATCATTGTCGTCGACGATCTCCACGGCAGGCTCGCCGCTGATGCCGTCGCATTTCCAACAATAGGCGGCGCCGCCGAGGTACTCGCGATCGTTCAAAATGTTGGTTGCCCCGGTTGCTCTTGCGTAGTCGAAACTTTGCCTGTTGCCGCTGATGTGGGCCGTTAGCATAGAAAGGTCGGTGGTGGCACCCTCAAAAAAGTCGCCAGCGGAGTTGACGAGGGCTTTCCTGTTCGTGCCGTCGTAGTACCACAGCGCCGGAATCGACATACCGCTGGTCGAAAATTTCCAGATGTCAGGGCGAGACAACGGGTTGACGTCCGTGTTTGCCTGCTTGGGAGTGTCGTAGTTCCAAGTGACGAGATAGTGCCACTTTGACCCGTTGTAATTGTCTACCTTGCAATCCATGGCAAGGCTGTAGGCAGCGTTTGGGTGCGGGTCAAGAAACGAAATCACATTTTCGCCGTCCTTTGGTGCTTTACTGATCGTGTCGTGTGGTGTCGCCGGGTCGTCCACCTCGACTACCCACTGACGCTGCAACTTCGGCACTGTGCCGAACGTCTGCGTAGCGGAAACCGCTGCAAGTTCTGTGACGCTCTTGACTGCCATTATGCTGCTGGCCCCCCGAGGATCGTGGCGTTTTCAACCCGCTGGGCACGCTGCTCGGCCAGCAGCTGCATGAGCGTGCTGGTCTGCTTGCGGTACTCCACCAGAGCGGGATCGTCGCGGCCGGTGGCAAGGGCCATGAACTGGCTGATCCCCTCGCTGCTGCGAATGTCGTTGGCCTGAAGGGCCTCGGAAGACTTTCCGTTTAGAAGGGCTGCGTTTTCGCCTTGAAACTCAGACGCCTTGGATACGGCCTTGTCCATGGATTCGTTGGACTTGGTCGCGTTCTTGACGGCTTGCTCCTGTTCTTTCTCGGCCTTGAGCATTGACGCATGGACTGCGTTTTCCCATGCGTTTTGGTGCTGCTCGGCCTCGCGTTCATCTTGCAGCAGTGAATTGTGGACAGCCTGCTCCCATGCGTTCTGGTGCTGCTCCGATTCACGCTCGGCCTTGAGCAACGAGTCCTGCACGGCGTTTTCCCATGCCTCTTGGTGCCGGGCCGCCGCCTGCATTTCCTTGTCAAAACCTTCGGCAGCGGGACTGGACCCTGCCGCAGCTGCTGGTGCAACGCTGCCGGCACCGGTGCCACTGCCGGCGGCAAACGCCCTGCCGATCACGGGCACCTTTGCCATCATCTCGTAAAACCCGTCCAGCTTTTGGTGGACGTAATCGATCTTGTCCGCGATGAAATCAAACGCCGAATTCATCCCGCCCCGAATCGCGTCGGCAAGATTTGAGAGACCCACGATGAACGGCGACAGGAACGTGTTGAGCGCCGCACCGGCCAGCCGCAGCACGACGCCCACGCCTTGTGCCAAGATGCCCACCAGCTTCATGGCCCCCTCAGCGACCGTGCCGAGCATCGTGCCAAACGGCTGCAGCAGGCTGGCAACCGGGGCCGCCAGAGCGTTGACACCAGCCATGATCTCGGTCAGCCCGTTGGTCAGGGCTGCAGAACCGGAGTTAATGGCCGCGAACGCGCCGGTGAACGGCACGGCCAGCGTGCGGCCAAACGACTCAAAGACCGTCGCGGAGCGCTTGCCGGCGGTGTCCACCTCGTCCAGGGCTACCGCCAAGTCGTCGAAGTGCCCAACGTCGATCTCAGACATAGCCACGCCCAGCTTGACAATGTCGTCGCGGGCCACACCGGCAGCCAGTGCTCTGTCGATCTGTAGGGCGTTGACGGTCACGCCGAGTCGCTGGGCCTCTTCGGCAAGCCCGCCAATCGCCGTGGCGGTTTCGTAGGCTTGGTCCTTGGCGGCAAGAAACTGCCGGCCGAGGTTGAGCGCAAGCAGTCCAGCGCCAATAAACGGGTTGGTCAGACCAACCACGGCACTGGCTAGAACGCCTGCGCCACCGCCGCCAATGGCCAGACCGACCCCAAGGGCCTTGGCCGCCAAAATCAGCGTGCGGGCCGCCATGGCACCCTTAAGCGCCGACATGGCGAATTGCCCGATTGCTGCCGGGTTGCGAACGGCCGAAAACACTTTCCACTGAAGATAGGTCCACGCGACGTCTTTACCGAACGCGATCACCGAAATACCGGCCTCGGCCATGCTCTTGACCGAATCGCCGACGCCTTGGGCAGCGTCGGTGACCCGGTTCAGCACGTTCTCGGTGGCCGACAGGCCGTTGCGGAACTTTGAGACGGTTCCCTCCGCTTCGGCCAGCTGGGCGTCGGCCTTGGCCACGGCCCGGTTGTAGACCTCTTGGGTCAGGGCGCCCTTCTCAAGGTACTTGTCCAGCTTGGAAATGGTGCTGGCGTAGACCTCGGTCGGTGTTTGCAGTTCCCGCGTGATCTTGGCGGCGTCACGAAACATCGCAGACGACTTCTGCGACGCCTCGCCGACGCTCTTCAGCTGGGCGTTTGCCTTGTCAACGCCAGCCGCCATCCCCGAGGCGTTTGCCGACAGCTGGAAGGCTAGATCAAGTTTCGCCATGGCCCGGCCTTTTCAGTTTTGCCAACTCGGCTTCAATCTCGTTCGCGGTCATCGGCGGCTGCATCACAGGCATTAGCTTGCGGGGGTCTGGAGGCGAGCCTTTGGAATACGGGGCCACCACCGCAGACGCCAGCAGGCACGTTTGAAAATACTCTTGCCCAAGGGGGTCGAAATACCGGTGAAACGCCATCCACTTTCGCAGTTCGGCAACGTCCATCGACTCTGCCAACTGCCTCAACGTCATCTTCAAGTGTGCTGCCAACCGCAGGCGAAACAGTTCGTCTGGGTTGGCCTTTAGTTTTTTGCCTCTTCCTCCACGTCGTCGTCGGAAATACTGTTGTGCTTGAGCGCCTCTTCCCACAACCGATTCATGACCTTGGCGCTTTTTGTGGCCAGCTTTTCGACGTCGCCGTTGTTGAACAGCCGCACGCCAGACTCATCCACCAGACACTTCACGAGATACCGGGTCCGGAAATCGTCAAAGCTGCCGTCTCCCTTTTTCTTGGCCTCGTTGGTGTAGGCATCAAGTTCTCCCACCGTCATGACCCTCAGCCACACGTCACCGCCCCACTCGGGCACCGCGATCTTGACCAGCCCCTTGTCGTCTGCCGCAAAAATCTCGTCCCGTGTCAGTGCCACCCTATCCTCCGATTTTGAAAGTCACCGAATACGTCTGCAGTTCGCCCGTGGCGGCCTGCCAGTTGAGTCGCTCGTAGATCGCTGTAGAAAAGTTCCACGTTGACGATGGTGCCGAAATCGTCAGCGACGCAGTGCTGCCGACGTTGGCGGTCACCATGCCGGTGGGGCTTCTGGCCGTCATCGTCACACTGCCGTAGTCGATGTCGGTCGAACTGTACCGCGTCGCCCTGGTCGTGGTCCGTGGCGTGATCTCGACGGTGCCGGTCTGCACGCCGTCTACGCTGACATTCACCACCTCGGTGAACGTCGTGCCGCCCCATGTAACCGTCGTGCCTTGGCTCTGCTGTGGCATGCCGTCCCCTTATCAGGAGACCTTGAACGTGGCGTTGCCTTTGACCAATTCGCCTACGGCATAGGTCAGGCTGGACGAGAAACAGGTGGCCGTGCCGGTGTAGCTGCCGATGGTCAGCGTGCCGGTCGTGCCCCTCGTGATCAGGCTGGAACCGAGGTAGTCCAGCGTGATCTCGTCCGCTTCCTGCAAGGCCGCAGCCTGGAGCAGCCGCTTGCTGCCGGTGGCCAGCCCGAGGTGCGATGCGTCAAGCTCGTTGGTGGAGCCCGAGATCTGCACGTTGGTGGCGGTGAAGTTCGTGCTGGCAAACGCAAACGTGTTGCCCTGGGAATCAACTGCCATGACGGCCTCCTAATTCGGGTGGCGGCGTATGCCGTAACACCGAAACTAGGGGGCAATGGGGCACCCCTTGCAGTTAGCCGATGGCCTTGGACGCAGCCTTTTCCATCAACTGCTCCAGCTGCGCTTTGAGGCGGGCTTCCATCGACGTTTTGGCGGCAAGGAACGCCATGCCGAGCGGGGCCTTGCCGGTCACCTTGCCACGCTTGCGCCGTTCCTTGGTGCCGTACTCGATCAGGTAGGCATGCGGCGCCACGCCCTTTTCGTACCCCACCAAGGCAATCGCCACGGCGTTCCGCTTGTACTGCCGCGTGACGATCCTCGGCGACTCAGCCAGCCGACCGGTGATGGGGTGTATTTTCTTGACGTTCGCCACCAACGCCGACAGCCCAGGTTCTGCTGCCTTGGCACACGCAGCGACCAGATCGCTGGCGGACAGCTGCACGGCCGGCAGGGTCTTGCCAGAGATCACGCCGTCGGTGTCGAACGTGGTGACGATTGAGACGTTCAGCCCGTTCATACAGCCTCCGCGACGCGAAAGGCAAACACTTGCTGCACGTAGTAAAACGGCAGCATTTGGTCGTCCTCGGGCATCTGGGCGCCGTCGATTTCGCTGATCAGGTTCGTGCGTTGGATCGTGACGTTGCCGTACGTGCCGGTGTAGCCATCCACCGAAAGCCGGATCGCTCGGGCGATCTGCTTTAGGTCGATGTAGCTTGTGCCGTAGGTCGTCAGCTGCACGCTGATCACGGGCGACCCGGTTGGGCCGTTTAGCGCCGGCTCCCGGCTCACGCCGGTGCGTTGATAGACCACCAGCGGCATGGCCGTGCCCTGCGGCGCCAGAACCGGGAAGACTCGCGTGCCGACGTAGCTGGCCACCGTGGCGTCTGCCAGCAGCCGGGCATAGAGGAACGTCTCTGGGCTCTCCTGCAGGCTCATGCGGGCCTCCTTTCGGTGCAGACAATCTCATGCACCCACAACCGCTCCCGCTCGTTGATCTGCCCGATTTCCAGCGTCCGGTCGCGGTAGATCACCCGCATATTCGACGTCAGGCCGGGCAGATACCGCAACGTGACTTTGTGGGTCATGATCCCGAGCACCTCGCCGTACTGCACCGCCTCGCGGCTTGATAGGGGCTGCACGTTGGCCGAGACCGTGGCGAACGTGGACCAGGACAGAACTGGCTCACCCAGCTCATTGGGCGTGCTGGTGGGCTGCTCAATCGTCACTCTGGCCCAGAGGCTGCCGGGGTCAAGGGGCATGGGTCACCTATTGGTAGCCGCCCCAGCGGCAGGAATCGAGCAGGGTTTTGACGCCCAGCGGCGTCTCTACGAGCCCGGCGACGTCGGCTGCCACCCGCCGCTCGTACCACAGGTTGACCATCATCATGATCGCGTGGCGGATCTGGCGTGGCACAGCCTGCCCAGAGTCGCCGTAGCCGGCATACCACGAGATGCTGACGGCGTTCTGGTCAACCCGGTGCGACGGCCAGCTGCCAGAGTAGAGCGGCCGCATGGCGCCAGGCGTGGAATAGGAGTCCATGCGGTACTGGTTGGTCGGCAGCGTCGTCGTCGTGCCGTCGGCCGTGACGTAGGTGATCACGCTGGTCATGTTCGCCAGCGACATCGGCGGCCGGGGTAGCTCGATGTCGGGCGGGAAGATGTCGGCCCGCACGCTCAGCTGCGTGGCGATGAACGTCCGATCCTGATACGCCTCAGACAGCTGCCGGGCCATGGTCGGGAATGCGTCCAGCCGCATGGTCCACTGAGTCGTGATCAGCGTGCGGTCAAGGTAAACCTCAACCCACTCGCGGGCGGCCGTCACGAGGGCCATGATGTACGAGTCGTCGGTCTCGGAATCGACGCGAAGATGCTGTTTCATCTCCAGCAGGCTCACCGGCTCGACGGCTGGCTGTGTCGTCCGTGTGAGGCTGCGCCATCTCATTCTCGTCGTCTCCGTTTGGGCGTCGCGTCAGCCGTTCGCAGGTCTGCCGGCTGGATCGTCGCCGTCTCAAGCAGGTCCTGCTGCTTCTCGACCACCGCCGCCTGATCGCGGCAGCACCGTTCTGCCAGCCGCTCGTCGCATTCAATTACCTGCCCACGGTCGTAGCGCAGATACGGTCTGGTGAACCTGATCTTCACGGTAGTCATTCGGGTGCCTTCCATGCAGTTTCGGGGCGCTTCTTGCTGTCGTTGAAGTCCTGACAGTATTGGAAAACGGGCTTCTGAAGGTCGCGGCCGGGCCACGAGACGACGTACTCTCCGTGGCCCAGTACCACGCGGGGAGTGACGTAGATACGGTTGCCACAGGCCCGCCACGATCGCCAGAACGATATGTCAGCGTCGGTCCTGCCTTCGTTCCAGCAGCCATCGGGGCCGGGCTTACTGTGAAACCACGGCTTTGGCATCCGCTTGAGCGCCGCCGTGGAGATGATCGTGCAGCCAAAGTGTGCCGTGTCCACCTCGTTAACCGGCTGGGCAAACCACTCCTTTGGCACCGTGTAGGGCTTGCCCTCGTCGACGTCGTCAAGCGTGTCTTTGAGCGTCAGCATGGGTCGGCCGTCCTCACGCTTCGTCTGCAGGCCCGTAAGGGCGTCGCATTGGAACGTGAGGGCCAGAGCAAACAAGTGCTCCAGATCCTGCTGGCTGAAAAATGTATCGTAATCGACTGTGAGCAGATATTCGCACTCGTCGATCCACTTTTCGCAGGTTCTGGTCAGCACCTGGTCCCAGAACGCCCCGGTGCCGAACGTAGGGCGAATGCCCAGCCCGAGGAATGCCGTAGCCCACGCCTGGTGGTTGGCGGTAAAGCCCAGCCGGGGCATGCTGAATATGGCCTCGACCCTGACGTCAACATCCGTGTTACCGACAGCGACCTTCATGCGGCGCTCTCCAAAAGGAAACGGGCGGCAGACCGGGGATGGTCGCCGCCCGCTTCGATTGATTGTAACAAGTCGGACTAGCCGGAAACCCAGTTGCTGACGTTTCCGCCGGTCGCGTCGATCGGGGCTTGGTTGCCACGCCCGAGTCGAGCCACCGAGGTCACGCCCACCGTGAGGGCCGGGGTGGCCACCACGGTCAAGTAACGCTTCCGGCCACGCAGGTCAAGGTTGAACCGGCCGACGTAACCGTTGTCGGCTCCGGTCGTCGATCCAGCGGCCACCGTGAAGCTCGTGCCGCCGACAAAGCCGGTGATGCTTGTGGCACTGGTGCCCTGACTGGCGGTGTCGCTTTCGCCCACCCGCAGCACCAGGGCGGCCGTGGAGGCTGCCGCAGTGAAGGGGCTGAGCACCACGTCGATCGACGCATACTCGTAGCCGAGCGTGTCGATTTCGGCGGTGAACGTCGCACTATTGGCCACGCTGGCCGTGCTCTTTGTGATCGTCTTGGTAGCTGCAATGTGATGCACTGCACGTCTCCTTGGCTATTGGTCAGGGGTGGATCAGGAAGCAGCGGTCTTGAGAGCAACCACGGGGCCGGCGGTGCTGGTGTCACCAAGGCTGTGGTGGACGATATCGCCACGGAACGTGCCGTACCATGCGGCCAGATCGAGCTCGATGAACCGCTCGGTGGTCATCCGCAGGGCGAAGTCCTGCCGCATTCCCATGATGGACGAGAGCCCGAGGTCACCGACCAGAACCTTCACCTTGTTGGCGTCGGTCGTGGTTGTCGAGTCCATCACGACCACCGGGATGACCGGCAGGCCGAGGAACTTGTAGGTGATCCCGTTTC